AGATGAACTTTAAACCGATACTTTTTAGCACCGCAATGGTGCAAGCGATACGGGCAGGACAAAAGACGCAGACGAGGCGAGTGATAAAAATAGACGACGCTCCCGAAAACTGGAAAATTTCCATAGCGGGCACGTCCATTGTCCGGACCGAACCGTATGATGCAAAATTATCACGCTATGCGCCCGGCGATATCCTTTGGGTGCGGGAAACATGGTGCAAACATCAAGAGTATTACAATAATGGCGCAAATGTTTTTCCAGAACCACATTTCATTTTTAAGGCGGATGGAGTCAAAGCAGATAAATGGCGACCCGCAATCTTCATGCCCCGCGAAGCGGCAAGGATATTCTTGTTGGTGAAAGATGTGAGAGTTGAGAGGCTGCAGGATATCACCGAGGAAGATGCAAGGGCAGAGGGTGTTTTATGGGAAAGAGCGAGGAAAATCAATCAATTAGAAACATCCGACAGTATTTATGACAACGCAAAAGCCCTATTTATGCGACTTTGGGACAACCTCAATGCCAAGCGCGGCTATGGCTGGGACACCAATCCCTGGGTATGGGTAATCAGCTTTGAGCGGATAGAAAGTCCAGGTGAGTAAATGATAGGCACCAAAAAAGAAATACAGTTCTTGGAAGCGCAGAATGAGAGAAATGCGGGAGGTAGAGCCATGAATGAATTAAAGCCCTGTCCGTTTTGCGGGGGAGAAGCAGAAATTGTAGGAGGCCCTGAGAATTGGACTCCAACGTTCTATGACCCTGACAGTGGTGGAGACCCTATAGCTGTCGTTTGCAAAACTTGCGCTTGCGGACTGCACTTTTTCGATGGTTACGCAGAAGCGGCCGCCGCATGGAACAGACGCGCTCAGCCCGAGAGCACGCCGCAGACCAACGCAGACCGTATACGGGGCGCAACGGATGAGAAATTAGCAAATGTAATAAGTGCAGCACTTGGGAAGATGTCGTATGACTGTTATCACTGCCCGGCAGAAGACTTTTGTCATAGCGGTGAATGCGAACAAGCATGGCTTGACTGGCTCCGACAACCCGTAAAGGAGGAATAGTAACATTAACATAGAGCGCGTATGGGCGATGCCAAACAAGGAAACATTCTCGATACCACCTATCAAAAAGTTGTTACAAGAAGAAGTGACAGGTGGTTTATGGGCAGACCCATTTAGTAATGGGAAACGAATCACAGAAAACACAATCATAAATGACTTAAATCCCGAAATTTGCGCCGATTATCACATGGACGCTTTGGATTTCTTAAAACAGTTTACTGACGAAAGCGTAGATGGTGTCTTATATGATCCACCGTATTCATTGCGTCAAGTAGTTGAATGTTATAAGGGGTTCGGTCGAGAAGTCACACAAAAAACCACGCAAGCAAGTTGGAGAAGCCGGCACTTAGATGAAATCGCCCGAATATTAAAGCTGGGAGGTAAAGCAATATGTTTTGGGTGGAACAGTTCTGGCGTAGGCAAAACTCGCGGATTTGAATTACATAGAATACTTCTTGTACCGCACGGAGGAAGCAAAAACGACACTATCGTAACGGTCGAGTATAAAAAGGAGGAATAATATGAGATGCGCACATGACCCTGCACAAAACTTTATAAACGCTCTATACGAGCGCGATAAGGGGCGTTACCTGCCTGTGTTTATGACGGTATGCGAAGAATACGGCTTCAAGGGGCTTTGCGGTGAAGATTGCCCCGCTTATGGTAGCAAAGATGAATGTGGGGAGGAATAGTATGCGGCTTATAGATGCTGACGCGCTGATTCAGAAGCGCAACCATGCTAAAGCGTATGCCCAAGACATGTATGTAATAGGTCAAGGATATGTGATGGATGCCCCCACAATCGACGCTGTGGTCGTGGTGCGGTGCGGGGAGTGTGAAGCCTACCAACCGACAGAGGGCGGCAAACCGTTTTGTGTGGTTCACCAAATCGCTGTGTGTAAAAACGATTACTGCTCACACGGCGCGAAGATGGAGGTAGAGCCATGAGGCTGATTGATAAAAGCACGGTAATGGATGAGTTATTTGCAATACAGTCTGCAACCTATATGTCTACCTGCATGAGCGTGGACGAATGCCGCGCCAAACGCTGGATGATAGGCAGAGCCATTAATGCAGTTAAAGACGCGCCAGAAATCGACGCTGTATTGGTGGTGCGGTGCAAGGACTGTAAACAATACAACACAATCGGCTGTTCGAAAGGATTCGGCTGGTGCGAAAGTATGGACCGGGGCGTAAGTGACGATTTTTACTGTGCTAATGGCGCAAAGATGGAAAGCGATGGCAGCACATGAAGCTTATTTACATAGCTCACCCGTTCGGTGGCGAACAAGAGAACGTGGACAGGGTTGAGAAGATTATTAAAGGCTTGCTACACAAACACCCCGATTGCACGTTTTACTCTCCGCTACACGCCACAGGATTCTTTTACAAAGAATTAAGCTATCTCGACGGTATGGAACATTGCTTTGAAGCATTAAACCGCTGTGACGAATTATGGCTGTGCGAAGGGTGGAAGGATAGCCGAGGTTGCAACATGGAGTACGGGTTTGCTAAGGCGAAAGGGATTCCGGTTAAGTTTGTTGGCGGAGGTGATTGAATGGCAAAACAGATAGCGTACAACATGGATTGCATGGAAGCAATGCGGGAGATGCCTGATAAGGCGTTTGAGTTGGCGATAGTCGACCCGCCGTATGGGATAGGGATTAGCTCAAATCCGGTAAGACAAGCCCATACAAAAAAAGACTGGGATAAATCAATCCCAAACACAGTGTATTTTGCAGAACTTATGCGAGTATCAAAGAATCAGATTATTTGGGGTGGAAATTACTTTAACTTGCCAGCAACACAAAATTACATAGTTTGGGATAAGGTACAGCCAGAAAATTTCAGTTTAGCGATGTGTGAGTTTGCGTGGTGTAGCATACAGCGACCGGCTAAAATATTCAGACGAAGCGTGTTAATGGAGCAACATAAAATCCACCCCACCCAAAAGCCAGTTGCCCTCTACGAATGGTTGCTCCGCAACTATGCCAAACCCGGTGATAAAATCCTTGACACGCATTTAGGCTCTGGCTCATCCCGCATAGCCGCGTACAACCTCGGTTTTGACTTTGTGGGGTACGAGATAGATACAGACTATTTCAATGCACAGGAAGAGCGATTCCAGAAGCACACGGCGCAGATACGGTTGTTTGACCTTGCGCCAAAGCAAGAGACAGAACAACTACAAATAATCTAAAAGTCATAGGCAGCGCTTTAATCGCCGGCAGCCAGCAAGTGCGGCCGGCGCAAGTATGGAGCTACATACGAAACGGAGGTGAAAGCATGAACATGAGCGAATCTACCCTCGATATGATGCAGCTGGACAAACGGCTTGAAACCCTGCTGTTTCAAATTTACGCTTACCGAAAGTGCAAAGAATACGACCACCAATCACTAATGGAGTATAACTTGGACGCAATTAAAACGCTGTGCAGAGACATATATTTTCGGTTGGAGGCAGAGGAACGGAGGGCAAATCGTGAGCAATAGGCGCGATGTGAACATGGAACGGTTTGAAATCAGCAAAAAAGCATACAGGGAGCTATATTACTTCTGCCAGCAGTACAAAGAAAAGAAAGCCCAACTCAATTACCTTCGCGGCCTGACTGCAGTGCCGATGAATGGTATGCCCAAAGGCGGCAGCATTGGAAACCCAACCGAGCGCAAAGGTATGCTTTGTCTTAGGCTTGCAAGCGACTGTGAGCTAATAGAGCAAACAGCAATAGAGGCCGGCGCGGACGTATACTCGTGGCTTCTATCCAACGTTACAGAAGAAGGTAAGTCTTGGGAAAACATGCGGCCACCAATAGGCAAGAACCAATTCTACGAGCGGCGCAGGAAATTCTTTTACTTACTGGCATATAAAAAAATGCTGATTTAAGAAAATAGGGGACGCAGGGTACGTGAAATCGTGTTATTATGCTATCAATGGCGGGGTAGATAGATAAGCCTTGCATTTGAATTTTAGCGCAGAAGGGTTGCCAAGATAGATAGGCAGCCCTTTAAGCGCGTCTATAGGGAGATTGCGTTTGGTGTATGAGTATATATACCAGACGTTTGCTGTTATAGGGGGTGTTAAGCTTGGAGGAAGGCTGGGAGAAGATTCACCTGTGTGGCAGATGCGAAGACGATTACCGCGACGCTGGTAAGAACATCAAGGTTGACAAGGGCAACAAGGCCCGCGACCGCTGCGAGTACTGCGGCAAGCTTGGCATGGCATTCCTGATCAAGCGCAAGAAGGTACCGAAGAAGA